TTCTGTACAATGATGTTTGGATACAGTGAGTTCAAGTCAAAAGAGACAACCCAATCATGAAGTCCGACTTTGGGATCCTTGACGTATCCACCAGCAAAAGCAGTCTTATGATGGTTACCATCGCCGAGTGATGGCATAACATTTTGTGACTTGAGCTTACGGTAGATAATTGATTCCCAGATCGCGGTAACACCAAATGTATCCTGATAGTTCACACCACCCTTATACGCCATGGTCATGGCAAGAGTAATCAGACCCATCTTATCCTCAAGTCGATCTACAAGTTCCACGTCCTTCATGTTGTAGTCAATGTACTTTTGATAATCGTCTTTGTAGAGATTTTTCAGTGAACCTGATTCATCAAACGAAAGTTTAGTATCACCAAGCACAACATATGCAATGTGATTCAACTTGTAGGATTCTTGGTTACCATATGAATAACCAAACTTCTGGAAGAGCTCTAAGTAATCCAGAGTCTGAATACCCTCGATGTTATAGGTATCATCAACCTTATTCATTCGAGTCACTTGGCGATAGTTTAACATACCCCATGGAGAGAATTTCTTGGCCCAATCCTCACCAAGAATCTTAGTCACTCGGTTGACCAGATATGGCATATCAAAGAATCGGACGTTCCAACCAGTAATCACATCTGGTGAGAACTGTGGCGCTTGCCAATGATTTAAGAATGACTTAAATAGTTCTGCCTCAGATGTGCACTTGGTATATCGTACTGGTGTAATAAGAGCTTTGGATGTATCGTAATCACCATAACCCCAAACGTAATACACACCATCAATATTATTTTTAATAGTAATGGCCAACACTTCATTTTCTGCTTTACTAGGATGAGGAAACCCATCATCATAAGCAGTCTCAATGTCGATTGTTGTTACGTTAATGCGGTCACGATCAAACTTAATGTCACCAGGAAACTTCTCTGAGATGAACTGGTGAATTTGATTAGGGTTACCATAGATGTTAAAGCCGGAAACATCCTTGTACTTCTCCATCCATTCCTTGCCTTCACGCATACTCTCAAGTTTGACTGGACCGATCACTGTACCATCAAGGCCGCGCCAACCTACGTCTTTCTGTGAGGGCACATAGTACGTGGGTTGAAATGGTTCTTTACGCTGGTAGCGACGGCCTTGGTCATCATATCCACGGAATAGGATATTGTTACCATAACGAAAAACTGACGTGTAAAAAGACATCTTACTCCTTATTTTCTACCATTATAACACAAAATACAAGAGCTGTATATCACGAAATAATACTAGTAGGAGGCAAAATTACTTTTGAAAACATTTCTTGATATTGTTGGCGCAATGGATCAATAGGATTAATTGCAAACATGATATGAGCATCTTTAAAAAAGATACCTTCACTGGTTACACCATAACCCATAAATGGAGCAAGACCGAGTTGATTAGCTTGTGTGGGAATAAGGATTGCAATATCCTTTAAAAGGCAACCATCAGCTTGTGTGGTAACCTCTGCAATGAGTTCTTCGCCTGAGGTTAGACGAACGATTTGAATATTTGACATTTTCACTCCATAATTTAATTGTACATTATATCACAAAACCGATACAATGTAAATAGGGCCCGAAGGCCCTTTGTACTTAATCTTTTTTAGAGACGAAGGAATAAAATTCCGTAGCTTTCTTCATCAGTTCCTCAGTTGAATACGGTTTCAAAGCTGACTGCATTTCTTCAGTAGTCTTCTTACCTTGATCAAACATTTGTTGAGTGAACATATAGTTCATTTCCCAAGCACGGTCCATATAGTCTTTAGCCATAGAAAGCATCTCGGTGCGAATTTCAAAAGGGTTTTTATTGCTCATAATATTCTCCATTATTTAACTTTGGTAAAAGCAGTGGCTTTATCCCAAAACAATTTGTTAACTGTAACAGTATTATCAACAAGCATTTTTGCAAATGCGGTTTGTGTATCAATAAACTTGACTGCTACTTCTTGTAACTCAGGTTGGTCTTTGAAGATTTGATCTGCAACAATTTTCTTTGTTGCTTGAAATTGATCGATGTAAAAGTTGGGTGTGAACATATTAGTTCTCCTATGTGTGTTGTGTTAAAGGAAAGGCGGAGCTTTTGTTTTATATGAGATGCTCCTCAACTCATATTATATATATATCACCAACGAGGGTAAGAAATACCTTCTTTGGAAACTTCTTTCATACGTCTTTCCAAGTCTGCCAAGTCAACAGAGCGGGCCAAATAGGCTTCCACTTGTTTTTGACGGGCTTGAATAAGGCCTTCAAGCAGGTTGTTGAGACCTCTCTGAAAGAAACTGAGGATTATTTTGATATGTGTCATGTGTGATTTTCTCCACGGATTGATTAATAGGTATCGTGCGTGGACGCTTTTCTTCTGGGACGATTCTCTCTAAATTAATTACAAGCAATCCATCCCGTAGATCAGCTCCTTTTACTTCTACATGTTCAGACAGTCTAAAGGAACGTTTGAATGAACGACCAGAAATTCCACGGTGTAAGTAATCAGCTGATTGCTCATCTGATTTTTTACCTATAACATACAAAATACCATCCTGTTGTTTTAGCTCAAGGTCTTGTTCCTTGAAACCAACAACGGCTAGTTCAATTGCATATTTATTTTCGGAAATTCGGACGATGTTATGTGGCGGATAATTATCTTGAGCTGAAGCCGTAGTGATACGCTCCAATTCGTCAAAGATGTTATCAAAGCCAATAAACGCAGAACGCGGTAACTTAAAATGTGTCATAGTTATGACCTCCTAATAAAAGCAAGGTTGTAGTTATGGACCCGATTATTCGGCATCCAATTCTATTTATATCCTGCTTACTTTATACAGGGACAACTATCGAGTGCCAGTCCAATTGTTCGGATACATTTTTACCGTTTGTATCACAACGGCCCTAAGGTGGGATTTATTATATAGGATTAATTTCAATTACTTTGGTGTTGGATAAACTTCCACATTTTTCCTTGCAAATCTGTGGTGCATTTTTTATATCACCATTTATTGCTTGTTCAAAAGCTAACCATTGATCAGATAGTAATATATCACTAATATTATTAACGTTGGTTAATTTTAACTCCTCATCAAATAAAGCATTAAATACCGGGTCTGACATAGATTTGAAATGATTATCACACCAACAACACGGCAATAGATAACCCTGAGAAGAATGACCAAATTCTTTATTGTTTTTTATACACTTAGGAATCAACATAATTATCGGCTGATGTAATTATTACTTGATGGTTTATATGTATCTTTTTTTAAAAATCTTGAAGATTTTACCAGATGAAATTCTATATTTTTTTCCGCAGCTAGGTTTCTAGCCTTTTCTATTTCATTTTCATTATAAGCAAATATAATATATTGCCACACACAGTATAACCCCTTTTCACGAGCTCGGCACATCATATCAAATATTTTTTTACCATCCTGTCTTTTTCTATATTGATGGCTAGAATTTGGTAAACCATCAATACCAAAACACCATTTCGTATTAGGATTTATGTCAAATGCTTTCTCAAACCATTCTATTGGTCTATGGGATGCCGCAACGTGTACTTCCAAGTAAACACCTCGTTCATATGCTATTTCTAATAATTTATGAAACTGGGTATGCATTGTAGGATCTGATGTTTGTCCGCAGAAGATAAGATATTTAAAGTGATTGATTATTTTATAATAACTATCTAAAGAAAGTTCTTCTCCTGGTATTTCTAAACCGGCAGAATTATATCTAGCTCTGATACATTTTGGACAGACCAGAGTACATTTATTACTAATATCAAGATTAATTGAATAGTCTCGTGTAAAAAAAGACGACTGTCGCATTAAAAAATATTAAACTTTATTTCCGATATTATACTTCGGACATAATTCCCATTCGTTCTTTTCTTTATAAGGAATAATTTTAATCTGACGTAGAGGTGCAACAGGTTGTGCTGCAGATTTTTGCTCAATAGTTAACAGGCCCCAGTCGCTCATCAAAGTAGCGATTGTATTCCTACGAGCAATATCATTCTCTTCCAGATTAGATTTCTTACCATCAAGTAGAAATAGTTCTTTAAAATGAACTATAAAATATCTACCCTGCTTGTGCAGTATATGACATGACTGATATAGCTTTTTATCTTTACGAGATGCTACACCAATACGAGTAAGGGTTTCCCGGATCTTTAAAAAATCGTCCGGTTCATTTAAGGCGACTTCCAACATGAAGTTGGGTGTCCATTCAATCAAATTACTTTCTTCCACCTTTGTTCACCTTTTTATGTAATTGTTCTAATTGTTCAGGTGATAGTAGGCCGAGTACTTGACGCGCCTTTAAATCGTTGTATCCATAATACTCTTTTATGACATCCACATCACCGTCGGCTTTTTTCTTTTCCCACTTGGAGAATCGTTTTCGCTTCCTGATAATATTTATAAGAAAGTCATGTTGTAACTTTTTGTCAATATGATGATTAAGATTCATCTCATTGGCAGCAAGGATGGTATCTGGAAAGTATGACAGTGATCTATTAACCATAAAACCATTATAGGCTTTTTCAGTCACATCATCGACCATTAAATTTTCTTTTGAAAAGTTAATGGCATTTACATATTCAAATGGATTCATGATTCCTTTTCCGCCACACGTTTACGTAGATCACTGGATGAGAACCTATGATCACGTTTATTAAAGTAGAGTTCAATGCCACGGTTACGGCATTCATCTTTACCGGTAAAATCCTTTTGGCGATATTCTTCACCAAGTATCCGGATATTAATTGGATACATGTTTATTATATCAAGTAAATCGGCTTCTGTACAGTAGATTAATACTTCATCTACATATTTTACTGCCGCCAATTGTGCTTGACGTTCAACAATGGATTGGACCGGAGCATTTTTTTCTGCCCGGTCCACGGTAGGATCTACTTGTAGTGCACAGATTAGATAATCACATTTTGATTTTGCTTCTCTAAGCATGGCAATATGACCAGCATGGAGTAAATCAAAGGTTGAGGCGGTGATTCCAATTTTCATAATATAGTTATTTTCAGTAAATTATTTTTTACCTTTAGCTCGACGCCGATCTTTATTACCTTCGGCCTTACGTCGTTCCGCAGCAATCTCCTTGGGTGATTTCTTGGCAGGTTCAGCTTTTACCTGAGGTGCAGCGACAGCAGCAACCTTTGGTGGATTACGGCGTTTACGATTAATAGGTTTTGGTTGTTCAACCTCATCAGGTCTTACAGTAGGGAACGGCCAGTTAGCTTCTGGATTTACTTTTGGTTCTTGTTCCGCAGCAGGCTGAGGTGTCTCAATAGATTTTGGCTTTTCGACCGACTCAGGCCAACCCATTGCACTTAACACACTATGATCTAATTTCTCGTCAGCAATTGTTGGTTTTGATCCAAACAAGGAACGTAACCACGCTTTAAAATTTTCAAACATCTTCTTCTCCTTCACTCAATTTTTCAAAAACTATTAAGTCACCAACATCATCATTGAATGACAAATTTTCATAGTTAACCTTTATATATCCTTTTCTACCCAAGGATGTACCTGCAATCATCATTTTAAAAGTCATCAGATGATCAATAACCTCATCCTCAGAAGTCACAATGGTTCCTTCGGCTTGTAATAGCATTAAGGTAATTACAATTAATTCTTGAAGCCTTGGATCATCATCACGTACTTCTGATAATTCACATAGATGATCTAGTTCAACTTGTGATAACTTAGTAAGATACGCACCCACTGTTAGGTACGGATTCTCAATAAAGTTGGCAGCAAGTAGTCGCGTTGATGTGGCGAATTGCTTTTTGGCAACCACATCAGGCAATTGAACATAAAATTCTTTAGCAGTTTTTTTATTTTCCATAATATATCTATATCTTACCAATGTCTAATAACGCCTGCAATAATAAATGCATTGGTTATTATATACCATAAAACGATGGCAGTTCGGATTAAAGCAACTTTATCTGCTTCAGTCGAATCAGCATGTGCTTTTTCTCCAAGTGCCTTCGTCCAATAATACCAGAGTTTAGATAAACTCGACATTTGCCATAATCTCTGTCATACATGCAACCACGTTCAATTCATGGTCAGCAACGAATGAGTTCTTGTATTGATAATCGGCAAGGATTAGAATCAATTGTGGTAAGGATTCTGCTTTAATTTTAGTTGTCGCACGGTCATAGATTGCACGGAAAATGGCAGAAGCATCAGTATCAATATTATTAGCAACCCACGAACGCATTTTCTTGAAGTCTTTTTCCTTCAAGAGTTTCATCAGTCCGTCATAGTTATCATTGGTCAGGTTTTTGGTAACACCCGAGTCAATGAAACCGGACAATGAATAGCGTTGGCACTCATTAATAACACGACGCCAATCAGGAGCAAACTTCATGATCAAGTCTGCAATTGCCATCTCTTCATAGCTCACACCTTCCTCTTCAAGGATGAACTTCATGCGTTTCATGAATTGTGCAGCAAGTTGAGCTAGGTCCTTCTTACTTGTATTAAATTCATATACGCCACACCGAGAATGGAGAGGTTCAATGATTCGGTTCTTGAAGTTACAAGTAAGAATGAATCGGCAGTTGTTACTAAATTCCTCAATGAACCCACGGAGCGCAGGTTGTGTTGACTGAGGATTCAAGTAGTCTGCCTCGTCCAGGATAACGACCTTATAACCACCTTGCAAGGATACGGTAGAGGCAAATTGTTTAATTTTACCTCTTAGTGTTTCAATGTTACCTTCCTCGGAACCGTTGATAACAATATGGTCAAGGTCGAGAGAATTACAAAGAGCACGAGCAACGGTGGTTTTACCAAGGCCAGCAGTGCCGGTAAAAAGCATATTAGGCAAATCACCTTTATCAACAATTGCATTAAATGTATCCTTAAGTGATTGCGGAAGAATAGTATCATTGATTTTTTTAGGGCGATATTTTTCTACCCACAGAAATTCATTAGACATTTGACAAGTTACTCCATACTTTAATAAATTTATTCACACTAACGCTGTCAATTGTTTGATTCATTAACTATTCATTGCCTGTTCCTGTTGCACTTGTTCTACCAATTGAATTGCCTGGACACACTGATCACGTAACTGACCGATGGTTGATAGCTCTTCGCCTTTAAAGCCACCACGTGTGGTAATGGCATCAATAACGGCAATAGTGCTACGGCCGATACGGTTGGCAATTTCATTAAGTTGATCTTGGGGTGTTTTATCTGACATATTAAGCTCCAAATGTAGATGATTTCTCTAGTGCAATCCAATATTGCACATTAAGTTTTTTATGTTGAAAATGGGAAATGAGTTTGGAAGAGATTGAGACGTCATAATCGCCTGGGACAATCTTTAGGTTACCAATATTCATAATAAAGTTAAAAGTTGCATCTGCCGCAAACTCACCATCAACATCAATAGAATATGTATTCGATGTAGAGTTGGCACTATCAACAACGGCAAAGTTTAGCACACCATTCTTACCTGTGATGGACACATCTGAGTGACCCAAGGCAGAAGCAGCGCGTTTCAATTTAGTCAGTGTATCAGTGGTCAGTTCAAACTTAACCTCGGACTCTGGCATCTTGATATCCTTACTTGGTGTGGTAAGGGTTTCCTCAGGTGAGAAAAAGTATTTAACTTTGGATCGGCCAGCGGTATCACCAATGACTACATAACTTTCATTGAAATTGAGCTGTGGTTTATCAACCAAATCCAAGACACTGATGAATTCATTCAGATCATAGACGCCGAATGTTTGTGGAAAAGTTTCAGTGACATCTGCTGATGCCATGATGTTACGGGCCTCAGACATAGTCTTGACCGTATTGCCCTCGCGAACCATTAGATTCTGATTAATACCAGAGAAGTTCTTGAGAATTGTGAGAGTGTTGTCGCTTAGTTCCATAGTAGGTTCCTCATAAAAAAATGTGTATGATGTATTATATCACGGTTTTGACTTCTTGTAAACACTTTATTTTACCAAAGTTCTTATTTTTATTATTATGACATATCATAAAGACCAAATGCCCAATTTTTTTCAGCACACCACCAACAAGTGTAACAAGGTCGTTTTGGTGCAATACATGATTGTGTTAATGGGAATAAATCTTCCATAAGATCTTCCTCATAATAAATTTTGGCCAATTGAGATTTATCAATGTTTATGAATGGTTTATAAACATCCATTCTTGTGCTTTTTTGATAGATGAGATTATTTTGATCTGGTAACGTACGGGTATCACCTAGCTGTATGGTCATATGTAGAAAATGATCGTACATATTTAATTTTTTCATAACATCAATTGGTGGTGTTGATGTTGTACCACTCATATATAAATCATATCTATTAGTTTTAAATATTCTATCCCAAAATTCCTTTGTATGTTCTTTTTTGGTTTTTTCTTTATAATAATAATCAATTATATTTTCTTCAATATGATATGGATATCTAGATTGAATGCATGATATAATTTTTTTAACTGCTTCATCATTACCAGGACGATATAAATCTACATTAGTCCACGGTGTGATAGACACATTTAAATTATTTTCATAAACATATTTTACTAACAAATACATTAACAGTGCTGAATCAACACCACCTGAAATAGAAACCAAAATGTTTTTTCTATTTCTATCTTTTATTAGATTAAAATCATCTATCACTTTATTTTACTGAAGTTCTTATCTTTATAAAATTCAATCTTGTTTTCAAATTTACCATCTAGAATCTCCCCCTTGTGAGAGATGACAAAAACATTCGAATCGTCAGGGAGAGTATATAGAATCTTAAGTAAATTCTCAACGCCGTCAGCATCAAGACTCGAGTCAAATGTTTCATCTAGAATTAATAAGTTAGTTGCAATAGAGTTTTTCATCTTAGCAACTTGGCGCCAAGTGAATAACAGTGAAAGATCAATTCGTTGTTTCTCACCTTCTGAAAAAGATTCATAGGTAAACTCATCACGGTGGCGTGATCGAATTG